TTTTTGCCGCGCCGGGACTTGACGCCCGCACCGCTTGTGTATTATAATGGATAAGTTATAAGAACGAGGTGTTGCGCAGTTGGTAGCGCGCGTGGTTTGGGACCACGAGGCCGCAGGTTCGAGTCCTGTCACCTCGACCACAACAAATGCCGTAGATTCGTTTAAATCTACGGCATTTTCTTTTTCGAGTACACGTTTTAGTACACACTTACCTATTTTCTTTGCAAACTGTGTACCAAATCATTATACACATCCGGACGTGCTTCTTTCAACGCATCCATAAACTCATCCAGCACACGCCACACTCGCCCGGTATCGGCCTTTTTTACAATCTCCAAAAATTCACTCATCCTGTAAACGCTCCAATTTCCGCATTACGCCATTATAAACTTTAGGGTTTGCTACATACAAGGCCGACATAAGCTCATCCAGCACGTTCAGCGCTGCTGCGATGTCTACGTTTGACACAGCCCGTAAAAAGTCACTGCTGCCAACAGCAGCCCTTGTAGACGGCTCTGCCGCTTCGTAGTAGCGCACAGGCTCTCGCAGTTTTGCTTTCTGCGGAGAATGGGACGCATCTGCAAGACGCTGATTTTTCACAACATACAGCGCTGCCAAATTTTTAACTCTGGTCATGGTGAGCTCGCTGTTTTCGATTTCGGCTATAGCGCCGTCAATCTCTCGCACGTCAACCATAGCCCTTACACCTCACTTTAACCGTTTCGCATCGTGTCAATGCAGCGCTGGATGACTTCCTTGTCTTTGCTGTCAGCCCCGCGCATAATGTTTTCCATGCGGGAAATCAGTGAATCGCGCCCATCGTCCATGCTGTAGTGCCCGCGCACATAATGCGAACCGCGCCGCGCATAGCTGCTGCCGCGTCCATAATTGCCGCGCATATTGGCGCTCCAATCACCATCGCGGCTGTAATCCTCATCGCGGCTGTAACCGTCATCTTCCAGCATGACAATTTTGTCGATATTTTTGATAGTGTCAGTCAGCTTGTGAACAGTTTCCAAGTCACCGGCAGACATTTCACCCTTCTTTCCGATTTCGTCCAGTTCTGCGCACAGCATGTCTTTCAAGTCATACAAAACTCTTTTACTCATGGTTTACTCCTTTCAGCTCACTCTCTCGACCACAAAGTTTGCGTTCGCAAACAAAACGGTTTGCGTGCTTGTATTTTCGGCGGCAACGGTCAGGCAGCAGCCGCGCGGAACTTCAACAAAAGACGTCACATAGATATTAAAGAAGTTTTCTACTGCTGCCGGTGTCACGGTTGCAGTCGCACTGTTCAGCGGTTCACCGTTGATAGCAAGTGCCGCCGTAATAGCTTCCACTGTGCCGCCTGTAGGGATAGCAACGTTTGCACCGAAGCCCACTTTGAAACGCGCTTTGCACTGGTTCGTAATGCCGCGCAGCGTAACAATACCGGCGCCTTCTCTGTGTACGACACAGCCCTTGCCCGCTACTGCCGTTTCCGTCAACGGCACGTTCTGGCCTGCTGCCACGCTCACGGTATTGGCGTTTGTAAATTCAGCCATAAAATCATTCCTTTCAAAAAAAGATAGTGGCGGGACGATTGCCCCGCCACATTTTGCACTATCGGCACGGGGCCGAACATGTCAGATGTTCCGACAAGTTGCCGTATTCATTTTTAGCATCCGCAGCCGTTGCAGGCGCCGCAATTCCCATACTGATACGGTGCGGGGACAGGGAAAGCCGGAACAGGGCGGGGGTTGTAGTAAGCAAGCTGCCCGCTCATATAGGCTTTCAGCGTTTCATTCTGCGCAGCCTGACTTGCGGCAAGCTGTGCAGCGAAAAGCTGCTGGTTCTGCTCGGCAATCTTGGCATCTTTAGCCTCAATGCGCTGCGCCGTCAGTGCGTCAAGCACAGCGCGGGCGTTCGCGTTCTGGTTTTCGATGATGTCCCGAGTGCCGTTCTGAATGGTCTGGCGCGTGTCGCAAGCCTGCGTAGCGAGGTTGTAGTTTACGCCCTGGATAGCCTCGCGGGTCTCGCAGCAGCAATTCGCCTGCTGCATCTGCATGGCATTCAGCTGCTGCATAAATGCGGCCTGCTGGTTTGCGCGGCTGATTTCAGCCGACATAAAGCCCTGCTGCATAGCGTTCTGCACACCGTTGACAAGCTGTGCCTGAGCATAGAAGCCATCGCACAGGCCGTTGTTCACGACGTCGATTTTGCGCTCAACGTTGGCAAAATCACTGGTGAGGATGTATCCATCAACTGCGCCGGTGCTGCCGTTGCCGCCAAAGCCGTTGTTGCCCCAGTTGCCGCCCCAGCCGCAGAAAACGAAGAGGAAGAGAATAATAATCCACCACGCACCATCGCCGCCAAAGCCCCAGCCGTTGCCATTGCCCGTATTCGCGGGCTGAACAGGCATTGTCATAACAGTGCCGTCCGAAGAAAGACTCATGTTTAACTCCTTTCAAAAGTTGAATGTATTGTTCACCGTGCGCACGGGTTGAACCTATTTTAAAAAGCTCTGGAACTGCTGCGCCATTGCTTGCAGCTGGTTTAGCTGCTGCTGGCTCATTTTGCCAGATTGCAGCAGCTTTTGAACTTCTTGCTTCGGGTCGCCTTGGAAATTCTGTCGGAACTGCTGAAACTGCTGCATCATCTGCTGAAATTGTCCAATTGCGCCCGGCATTTTGCCGCCGCCAAGAGCGTTAAACAGAGGGTTGCTCATTGTCTGCCTCCTTTTTCTTGCGCGTTAAAGGTTTATCTGCCGCCAGCGCGTCAAAGCGGGCTGTCAACGCGTTGAACTCTTGCCGTGTGACATATTCCTCTTTAGGTTTTTGCGCGGTCTGTGCGGGCTGTTTCTGGCTTGCCGTGCGTTCCGAGTAGTCAAAAACGCGCAATGGCTGCGGCATACCGCTGGCATCGGTGGACTTAATGTAAAATGTACTGTTTTCGCTGTCCATCAGCAGTACGCTGTTCCCTGCCGCCACCATATACGCTTTGGCTCCTTCTTCACCCTGCACCCAGATAATAGGCGAGCTTTGCTGTGCCGGTTGCTGTTGCGGATATGCCGCTTGCCGGAGCTGTGTAAGCTGATCGGGCATGGCCGACGGCATCTGCTGCCCCATTGGATAATAGTTCGGCATATAGCCGGGCTGATACGGTACGCCAAACGCCATAGTCAATCATCCTTTCTGCCAGTAGTACAACGGCACTTCATCTCCGCTGTCCCATGTATCCAACCAATCCCCATTCTGCACGCACACAACATGCGTAGCCATTGCCAAAATATACGTGCCGTCCGGGTGGTCTTTTGCAAACTGCGCAACTGTGTAACAATCCGGGCAGCTGTTTGGCAACGCGTAGCGCTTCCACCCACATCGCCGCAGATAACTGCCCCAGACATAGTTTGCAGACGGCATATCATGCAGTTCAAATCCTGCCAACACAAGCGCCGCATATACAGTCGCCCACTCTTGATCCGTTGCGGCTGCAATGGCTCTGACGGTGCAATCGCCAACGCGCTTTTGCTCTGGGTTTAGGTTGATTTGCCTGTATGCCATCTGCACCGCTCCTTTTTCCTTAATTGTACAAAAAAAGACGGCACAACGTAGGCCAGTAAAGTGCCAACATTGTGCCGTTTTTGGGACAAAATAAAAAAAGGCGCGGCCACAAAAGCAGCCGCGCCCTTTAAATTAGCCTATTTTGTTTTTGATGCTGCGAACGCGCCGTTTTACCGTGCGCTCGCTACAATTCAGTTCTGCCGCAATATCAGCATTGCGCCAGCCGCGCCGCCGAAGCTGCAAAACATCCGTTTCTTCATCGGTCAGCAAACCACCGACAAAATCAAACTTTGGCATGATTACTCATCCTTCTTGTTCTTGCTTTCGGTCTGCGTGCCAAAATAAAAGGCCACAACCATTGTAACAATGGTCATGACCGTGTCAGGCTGTAATTTTTCCCGCAGCGCCAATGCCGCAAACACTGCAACGACAACCAGCGTCACAATGGTCTTTACCTTGAAAAGCGCTGCAATGTTCTTGATAAAATCACCCATAGAGCTGTACCTCACTTTCCGTCCAAATCGTGCAAACGCTGCTCATGCCGTTGCAGCGTTTCATCTTGTTCTTCGTTGTGCTCCCACAACCGTTTATGGCTCGCACTGTTGCTCTTGTCGTTTTCCTGCACTTGCTTGGCCACGCTGTCAAGCAGCGCTTTCAGCTGCGTGATACTTGTATTCAACTTCAACAGCGGCGTCGTGACCGTTATAATCAGTCCAGCAAGTACAACAATGTCCTTGACGATATCCCAATCTGTCATCCTTCACTTCCATTCCGGGCGTCAGGCCCATTCGCTTTTATACAGTCCGGCATCCGTCAGGCCGCGTTCCTTGCACAGCAGGTAAATTGCATCCGCATCTCCCTGGCTCACCGGCCCGATGGTAATCACTTGTAGCTTCCTTTCAGGCTTGTCCACCGCAGGCAGGGCCTTGACCAGATGATTCAAATCAACCACGGCAGTGATGCCCGGCACGCCGCCTTGCCCGTATTGGTGGATGTGGCGCGGTAGCGTCTTGTCGTAGTTCGTGCGCGTGTCGGCCAGCCATCCGATGTAATCTTCACACAGGTAAGCGTAGTCGATGTTTGCGCCTGCGAAGGCCGTGAAGGTGTAGATGCCCGTCGTGAATCCGTGCGTCTTGGCCTTTTCGCAAAATGCCATAGCGATGGACGTGCGCTGGTCTTTCGTCAGGCGGTCGGCGCGGCCATCGTGCGTGGCATGGCTCCACTCGGCATCGAAAAACAGCGGGTATCCTGACGGGGCAAGGCTTGCGCAGAAGTCTGCCTCCTCGCGGGCTTCTTCCACCGTGATGGCCTGCGAGAAGAAATAAAATCCAAACAGCTTTCCGTTTGCTTTCGCCCCTGCAAGGTTGGCATCGTACTGCTCGTCCTTCATCAGTTTTCCGCTGCCGTAACCGCGATACCCGATGCGAACAATGGCGCGGTAGGGAACCTTTGCCCAGGCGATAGCGCCCTGATGGTGGGACACATCAATCAGCACTTCCTCTCCGCTGGGCGGTGCAGCGTCTGCGGGTTTTTCCACAGCGTGCTCTCCGGGGCGGTATGTAAACACCTGCCCGCTTGCAGTGGTAAAATCGTTGTCTAGCCACACCAGCGGATTCGTGCGGCTGCCGTTCAGAATGACTTCAAAATGAAGGTGCGCTCCGAACACATTTCCGGTCGTGCCGCTGTAGCCGATGAGTTCGCCCTCTTTGACCTTCTGTCCGACCTTGACGCAATAGCTGGACAGGTGGGCGTACCGCGTATGCAAGGTCTTTCCCTTGTAAGGCGCGTGCTTGATTCTCACCATGTTGCCATAGCTCTGCATTCCGGTCTTAGTGTGGCCATCCCAGTTCTGCGTCTGGTCAACCGTGCCTTCCTCTGCCGCGTAGATCGGGCGCTTGTAGTCCGTGCCGTTCTGCGTTCGCAGGTCGATGGCCCGGTGCATACTGCCGTCATTGTAAAACCATCCTTGTGTGATGATGTGCTGGGCCAGAGGCCACGCCAGCAACACCTCACCGTTTGAAAGTCTCATTGATCATCCTCCTCGTACAGCGGATTTTGAATCTGCTCATTCGTTTCGTTGCCGTCCTGCACCGTTTCAGCGTCAAGCGCATCGTAGTATTCCTGCGCCAGCGTCTCCACCTCTGCAATATCTGCCTCATCCAGCAGTCCGTTGTCAAGGTGCGTGTACGCTTTGTCGAGCCAGAACGCAACGTCACGCCCTGCGCCGATTTCCCGCTTGATACTGCGCAGGGTCAAATCGTGCCGTGCTTTACTCTTGATAGCCATAGTGATTTCTCCTTTCATGTTTGAGATGCAGTTGCATCTTCCAAATCGGTAATCCGTTTAATGGGGTCAGCGCGTCCCGTCACAGTCATGCTGTTGGCATCGGTCAGCACGGTGTTCACTCCTGCAAGCGCGGGCAAAGCCTGTGCGCCTGTCGCGGTAAAAGGCACCGGCTCTGCCAGCTTGTAGCCGACTTGCACGGGGGTTCCTGCGGCGTACTGGGCGGCGATGTATGCCTTAAATGTCTCTACCGATGTAATACCTGGGATTTCGGTGCGAATGTACAGAGTGCCATTACTATGCGCTAAAAACGTGTTCGGATAATATCCTTGCGACGATGCCAAGCCTCTCTTAAAGTGGCTGCAAGCGGCATTATTATGTATGTCGGCGCCTGCTATGGCATTGTACACAGCAAATCCTTTATATGTATCTGTATCGTCGTTTTCTCGGTACGTTGTGACAGTTGAATTCCCGTCCAGCGTAGCCAGCTTCCACGTCTCTTTTCCATCTCCAGTCACCGCGTCCACCTCACCGTCACACACGGTTTCCGGCAGGGTCAGGGTGTTGGTTTGGCCGGTGTATGGTGTATATGTGGTGGGGGCAGTGGCGCCAATAGTAATTTGGATATTGCTGAGTGTTACTTCTTCAATGATGCTGCATCTAATTGATATGAGTGTGCCATAAGATAGAGTGAAAGCAGACTGAATGTTTGTTGTAATAACAGTAACAGATCCGTCTTTTGCAACAGCTACTATTGACAATGATACATCTGGATCTGTTGTATTATAAGATATTTTGTATGTTCCTTTCGGAAAAAATGGCAATCTATCAAGGAGATTTGTTGGTACGTCTGTGGTCAATCCTTCTGAAGAAACAAATAAGTCATAGTTGTATCCTCTTCCAGCTTTTAACGTGATCTGTCTATCTGTTTTCGTCAGAATGTTTGTTTCTGTTACTTTTGCAATATCAAATAGATTCTCCCCGCACCGTTCGACTTTCACGCTGTCACGTCCCTTGATGGGGCGGATGTTTTCATGGCTGGGTGTCCCGCTCCCCTCCTGCACGGGTTCCCACTTTGCTGTAACGTCCAGCGGGTATCCCGCCACAGGGTAGCACACAACAGGGTTGCCGCTTTCTTCCAGCGGCGGGCAGAGCATATCAATGATGTGCTTGCTGCTCCACGGCGCGTCCTCGCTCACCGCCGCATCATCAATCTGTACGCCGTCCTTTCCGGCAGGCCCCTCCGGGCCAACCTCTCCCTGCGGCCCCTGCTCTCCGCGCTCACCCTGCGGGCCAGTATCACCCTTGTCGCCTTTGTCGCCTTTGGCTCCATCCTTGCCGTCAAATTTGCCGTTAGCCGCATCATTTCGCAAGTTATCGGCCACGCTCTTTGCTTCCGCGCTGTTCTTTTCTGCGTTAAGCGCAGCTTGCAAAACCTGCGTGGCAAGTGATTCACTGGGTTTAAACGGCTCAGTTCCACCAACGGGGCCGCGTGTAATAACGTTGTATCCCTGCGTTTTTGTGATGCGCTGCACACCATTGGCAACGCCGCAATACACGATAGTGCCCGTACCCTCATTGGCGGTTGCTTCGGCAGGCACATCAATCAGTCCGTTTTCCGGCAAACGGATTTCACGGGGTTCGCCCTTCGGCGGGTTAAACGTTGCCGTTACAGCAAGCCCGCTCCACGTATCGTCAAGGGTCACATGCAGCTGCTCGATACCGTAACTGCCAAAAGTGCCAAGCGATAAGTTCCCGGGTCGAACATTGTATCCTTTCAGCTGTACTTCATGCAATGCCATTACACGCCCTCCAATCTGGCTTTAACCGCATACATCCACTTTTCCGGCACCTCGCCGTCTGATAATCTCATAATATCAACTCCTTAACCGATGCAGAAATAAGGGCGAACGCCACGAGAATCGGAAGCTCCATAATGGTCCGCATCGCCGCCGATACCTGACTGTCGGGGTTTGCGCAGATCATGCCACGCACCCCATCTCGGGAATCAAGCTGTCCGACGCCAGATATGCACCGAACGGTAAGGGGGCAGGTTGTTGTGGGGCTTACCTCCACCCACTGGACGGGTCGTAAGTTCTGTGTTGTCGTACTTGTCGTGGGGGTGAGTTGGTGCATATTGCGTTAATGAGCCGGATGCGATTTGGATCGCCCATCCGTGGAGCTGATGCTGATGGGACGGCATCTCTGACACAGTGAGCGTATGCTGTGCTTCGCCGCCCTCGCTGCCCACGGGGTAGGTATCGCTGGCCCCCATCAGCATGCGGTCCTGCACCTGCACCCAGCTTGTGCCGGGCCAGCTGAGGGCAGGGTTCGTGGGGTTCTCTGTCTGCAAGTAATCGCCGATCCTGTACGGGCATAGAGCGGCCATATTTTGCACGATCATGTTCCACACCGCCTTTCGGCAATCCGGGGCTTAGAGTGCCCCCCTGCAAAATATCGTTTATTCGTCATATTGCACAATACCTCCTTATGCGATGCTTCGCTTGACGCACGACCATTCGCTGCTCCACTCATTGGCTCACCTCCAAAACAAACACCGCCGCACTCGTCAGTGCGCTGTTCGCATAAAACTTAACCACCCCGGCTCCGGGTTCCAGCGCGGCTACCATCCGCACCGCATCCGTCACTCTCGTGCGGTCACTTACAGCAATCCGGCTGTCTGCCGTCACACCGGCAACAGTCACGGAAGCGCAGGCGGTGTAGCTGCTCGTGCTGCCGTCGTCCCAGGACACTGTGTAATCACCGGTGGTCCAGGCGCTGGCTGCCACCGTAACCGTCACCGGCTTGGGCAGTTTTGCGTCAATTTGGGTCTTGTCGTAGTAATTCGCAAACTTACTGCTTTCACCGGTGTCCTTCCAGACACCCGTGTCGCTGTCCCACACCCAGATGGTATCGGTATCGCCTATAATGGCCCAGTTGCCGTCATAGCCGGTATCGTGGGCCGCGTACAGTGCCTCGTAATTGGGGTACCACCCAACCGCGCCCTGGCTGACCTGCTGGGCAAGCGCGGCGTAGTATTTGGCGTTGTCCATGCCCTCGCCGGGGCGGGATGCTGTATCGCCCACGGCCCAGCTGCGGGCCTCCTTGGCACTGGCTGCAGCGGCTTTGGCGTTAGAAGGGGCTGCCTTGATGACCTCGATGTTATCGTGCACGTCCTGGATGCCCGCCTCGTTATCCCGCACAATTTTGGCGTTGGCGGCCACCTCAGCGGCCAGCACCTGCACGCTCTTGTATTCATCAGTGCTTTCAAGCATCCCATCCTGCACCGGGTTTTTGTCGATATCCAGACGTAGGGCGGCCATACCGGCCACACCGCCGCCCGCCAGCACCTCTACCATCGGGGAGAACGTGCCGTAGCCGGTTGTCATCTGGGCCGTCACGGCCATATAAACTGTGCTGCGGTCGCTGCTCACGCCCAGCGCAGGGTTGTAGACATAGTGCCCGTCTTTTTTATCCATCCGAAGGTTGACATCCGCGCCGGTGGGCAGTGTCCAGGGATGCCCGCCCTTGTACAGGGACACGGCCAGCACCGGGAGCGTATCGTCGTACTGTACAAGATGCACCGGCTGCACAACGTCTCGCCGGTCAAAATCCGCCCGCGTCGCCTTGATAAGCGCTTCTGCGGGTGGGCTGTAATTGGCTGCCGCCATTTAAAAACACCTCACTGTATCATTCTGCCGTTGACCAGCACATAGCCGTTTCCTGCGCCGTCCACGCCCAGCTGCACCTTCACATTGCCGCCTGCGTCGCTTATCGCGATAGCGCCGCCCTCATACTGGCCCGCCATTGTGACGTTAGCGATCATATTGTTGGGGTTGCTGGCCGCAGGGCCGTACAGAACAAGTCGGCCCACGGCGTTGTTGCTGCCCCATGTAGACATAAACGCGCCAATGTGCCAGCTGCCGTCGTTAGTCTTGCGGTACATTTCAATTCTCGCGTCGTCGATGACGCACTTGCTCTCCGACACCGTCGAAGTGAATTTACCGGTGATGTCCACAGACCCGTCCGAGCCGATCTTAAAGTTGTCGCTATTCACAACCAGCCCGCCGTTAAAAGTGGTGACGCCCGTGTCCAAATTGGACACAAACTTTCCGTTAGTGGACTGCAGTACGCCTCCCCGGATAAGATTCGCACTCATAGTCCCGGTTGTGATGAAATCGGCGTTGATTGCACCGTCCATCGTGGCGGCCAGACGGTACGGCCCGCCGTAGCCGCTGCTGCTGTAACCCCAACCGGCCAGATTCCACCGCCAGACCTTGGTAGCCTTTTCAATTTCCGGCTTGTCCATTACAAGGATTTCGTCCGGCTCGTCAGCGCCGGTGGAGCTGTGCAGCACCACATAGCCGCCCAGATTGCCGGTGATAAGCTGTGTGGCGCGGTCAATAGCACGTTCCAGGTCACTGCGCGTCTTGTTCACGGTGCTCTGTACGGTCTTGCCCATGTCGGCCACAGTGTTGGCCAGATTGCTGCGTGCGTCTCCCAGCTCCACGCTGTCGTAACGTTCCAGCAGCACGTCATAGACCGTTTTGATGCAGCTCGCAGCTGCGCTCACGCCCAGCTTTGCAAACTGCACATGAACGGTATCGCACAAACACACCCGCTCCAGCAGGGCCTTGTCGGCGTATTCGGCGGTCTGTTCCAGCTGGGCAAAGCTTAATGTCAGGCTTACCTTCGGCACGCCCACCTTGTTGGCAGCGATATAATCCAGCGCGGCCTGCCGCAGCTGGGCGGCTGTGGGCTGCTCTTTTATATCCTGGCTCACGTCCAGCGTCAGCACCCGCACAAAGTCATACTGGCCGTCCGGCACGTTGACCACCGGGTTGCCGGTGATCTGGGTCACGTTGCCGTCGCTGTCCACCCAATAGGGGTAGACGCCGGTATAGACCTCGGCGCAGCTTTCTTCCTGGGCCAGGTCGGTCAGGTTCTTTCCGTAGCGGATCGTCACGCCGCGGTCGGTGCCGCGCTGGCTGTGCAGCTTGACGGTTGTATTATCCCACTCATATTCGCCGCCGTACACATCCAGCACGCTGCCCTCCACGCCGCCCAGCAGACTGCGCAGACTGCCGGGCACGGCCACGGCAAAGTCTGCCACGGTCTGGATGTCCGTCCAGAATGTGTAATCACAGCTTATCTCCGCATGGCTTTTGAGCTGCTGCAAGGCGTCGACTGCGTTCAACGCCTTACACGGTCCCACCGGGATGCCGCTCAAATCGTAGCTGATGTGCTGCGCGTTGACCGTCACCTGTCCATTGATGGGGCGGCTGATTTTATAAATTCGGAAATACTGCGCGTCGCCGTAGGGGTTCGGCTTTGCCAGAATCAGCCCGCGCAGCGCCAGGCTGCTGTAATACTGCCCGGTGATGGGATAGACCATTTCCAGTTCAAACGCGCCGTTGCGCTCCTCTGTCACGGTGCAGCGCACAGCATCCCGCAGCACCCCCACGCCGTTGCCCTTAAGCCCCGTCGTGCCGTCATAATATCTCGGATAGCTAATGATTTACACCTCCTACAACGTCCACCATCTAGGTGTGATTTCGCACTTGCTAATGCCGCCGCTCCAACTGATTTGTGTAGCTCCTGCCCCCAGAGTGGGAAATTCAGGCGCAGTTACATATTTATTTAAGTTTATCGCTTCTTTATAAGCGTCCATCATTTCGCAGTCTAGATACATCGGCCCGGTGTAACCTGTAACACTTATTTGTGTCCCCCCAACTTGTAATTTGGCATCGCTAGTAATGGTTAGTGCGATAAGCGGAAGGGAAGGGAATACAGTTGGATTGTACAGAGAATCACCGCTTTTGACTTCAACAGCATTTTCGCCGTCTTTTAAGTATTTCTGTGGTTTGCAATCCAACGAAATGGTAAATGGCGCAAGGTGGTTTGCCAGGATATCAGTTTCTGGGAAATTAACTACCCGCGCCATTCTGTACACATTTGGTTCTTCCTCTGTTTCAAGCCTGCGATAGCTAAAAGTAGTTCCACGCAGAAAAGCTGCAATCGTTGGTAAAGTGTCGCTTACATCAGTGTCCGTCAGCGCAAAGCATTTCGCAGTTGCACTAACATTACCATAGCTTCCATCCCATTCAGTCAAATCTCCACTGCGGCCAGAAATGGTCGTGGATGTAACCCTGGGTGTCGGTTGGCCGAAAGTAATTCCACTTTGCAACCGAATCCCAACATCAAGGCTACAAATGCCGTCCAACCAAAATCCATTAAGCATATACAGCCGCCTTTCTGTTGCTTTGCGCCTGAAGCTCATACGAAATCTGATTTGCTAGCGCATGTGCCATAGAATTCACATCGGAAAACTGAATGCCGTTAATATTGATGTTAAACGTCATACCGCCAGCCGCGTTTTCGTTGCCTTTACGGTATTGCGTCGCCTCTTCGCTTGTAAGCACCATCTCGCCGCGATGCAGGTTGGCAACATAGTTGTTATACGGTACGTAATCAAGGCCACCTGCGTGACTGCCATCTGTGCCACTACTGTTGACATCAACATTAACAGAGCGGTTTCCGAATAGGTTGTCCCACAAACCATTAAACCAGCTGACAAGGCTGTCCCAAGCTGCCGAGATGCCATCAATAATGCCATCAATGACCGCGTCACCCATTTGCATTGCGCCTTCTACAATGTCCGGCAAATGCTCTATAAAGTAGGTCAGCAGTGTTTCCACGATAGATGCAGCGGCAAGCATAATGTCCGGCAAGTGTTCCGAAACGCCCTCTACAAACGCAATCAGCATTTGTCCGGCAGTGTCAAGCATCTGCGGCAAGTTCTCATTCAGCTTTGAAACCAGCGTCAAGACGATTTGCAAGGCAGATTGTGCAACGGTTGGTAGCATCTGATAGATGCCGTTTCCCAGCACAGTTATAATCTGAATTGCCGAATCAATAAGTTGCGCCGCGTTTGCGCTGATTCCCGTAACAAGCGTCTGCACGATGTTCACGGCAGACTGCGCCAGCTGCGGCAGAACGGTTTCAATCAAGCTCGGCAGCTCTGCCATGATGGGAGGGACAAGGCTCTCTATCAGCTTAGCAGCTCCGTTCAGGGCGGCTTCTATTCGGGGAAGGATGTTACTTGCCGCTGTAGTTGCGCTATCCACAAAGTTGCTGATAAGCTGCTCAAAATTGGCATTATCATCGGCAATTCCAGTTACAAGGTTTGACCATGCGGATTTTGTAGCGTTCACACTTCCTTGAATCGTTGTGGATGCTTCTTTAGAGGTCGTACCAGTAATGCCCATTGCGTTTTGAACATCATGAATCGCGCTTACAACGTCCGCATAGCTGTCAATGCTGTATTTGGTATAGTTTCCCTGCGCGGCGTTCAGCTTGTTTGCGTCATCAAGTAGACGCTGCATTTCCTGTTTTGTTCCGCCATAGCCGAGTTTTAGGTTGTCTAACCATTTCGTTACCCCCGGTTTCCCGGTATTATAAAAAGCCACGCGCGTTTCCGCACATGGCTTTTAAGGGATTAGACTATATCTTCAACTTTTTCAAAAATCCAGCCTTTTTTATTCCTTTTGCGGTATCGACTGTTGTACTTAATTTCACTGTCAGAACAGTGGAAGTATTCAGCCGCCGCTTGTCTGGATTCAAATAGGATTGTCCTGCCGTCGAGATGTGTTGCCCTTACCGGGCGTTTCTTATTTTTAATTCTGGAATGATACCCATACGACAGTGCGTTTTCAGAAGGCGTCACCCATCTTAAATTAGAAACGTCATTGTTTGAGCGATCCCCGTCTATGTGGTCAACCCAGCACCTTTCTTTGTTCTCTGGTTTTTTAAGAAAAGCATCAGCGACAAGACGGTGTACATGCTTAGATATTGTAATCCTGCAATATCCACCATTTTTGCTAAGCACCATTATTTGTCCGGTGCTATCTTTCTTAACTCTGCCCTTATTGCTGACTGAGTATCCCGGTAAATCGGGAATCTGTTTCCAAATCTCCACGGCTTTTAATCCTTTCAAAAAAAGTTGGTGCGCACTTCCAACTCCGTACCAATAGGCGTTGTACTCGGTGACGAGCCGATAGTCGTTTGACCTTCTATACTTTGTATTATATCACAATTTCACCTGCTTTGCAAGTGTAACTTTGATATAGCATAGTTTGGCACAGGATAACCATGCTGTAAAAGCCATAAACAGTTTAGGTTTCCCCTGTTAGCACAACTGTCTCATGCAGCCATTTCCTGCCGCCTTTTCAGTTGCACACCCGTGGTAGGTTCACGCACGCTCACTGCATAATCACTTATGCAGCGGACATTAGATTTATCGTATAATTTTGCTTGGCAAAACCGTTATACGCATCTTGGATAGAAGACATCGCCGTGCCCATTTTATTTGAGTTGTCTGACATATCCGAAATGGCAGTGTTCGCAAGCTCTGCCGCTTGTTCCGTATCGCCGCCCAGACTAGACACAAGCGCTGCTGCAAATGTAGTTGCCGTGTTCATGTACTCGTTTGCCGAAAGCCCAGCCGTTTTGTACGCATCGGCTGCATACTGCTGAACTTTATCGGCGCTAGTTTTATACAGCGTTTCAACGCCGCCTACAAGCTGTTCATAGTCTGCATAACTGTTTACAGCAAGCGTTGTAAGCGCCGATACTGCCGCCGCGCCCGCTGTGGTAGCGGCAACGGATACTTTCGCAACGTTTGTAGCAACGTTAAAGATGCCTTTTCCAACTGTTGAAGCGGCTGAACCAACCTTTCCGAACAGTCCCGTTAATCCGCTTGCGCTGCTTTTCGCATTTTTCAAGCCTTTCTCGTATTCGCTGGAATCCAGCGAAATTTTTGCAAAAAGGTCAAATACGTCCACTTACTCGCTCACCTCCTTCCGTTCTTTTGATTTCAATCCATGCCGCGCCGCAAAGTCTTTGAAATCCGCCTGCACCTGTTCTGGTGTCCGCATATCCACTTTTGGCGGGTGGATAATGTCAATATATCTCGCTGGCCTGTCCTTTACGCCTGTCACCGCTACCACAAGGCTCCACGCACTATTAGTCATGTACACCTTGTACAGCTGTTCCTCAAAATCAGCTTTTAAAGCGTAAGGCAGCGCCGACACAAGCGCCTTTGCGCTCAGTTTCGGCATTTTCAGCAGTACAGGGATTACTTGTTCTGCCCGCCACCGAGATACGATTTGAAAAAATCAACAAAACCTTTATCGTTCACAAGGTCGTAAACTTGTTTGCAGGTGATAAGGAAATTCTGCTTGCCGATTTCTTCCACCGTCAGGCCGTTGAACGGAGCAAGAATTGCGTACACATCCTCGCGGTGCTGCTTCAACGCAATGTTCAGCAGCTTAACAATTTTCGCAAGGCCAAAACGCTGCATTGCAATACGGGTCGTTTCTCCCTTCGGCATCGCTTTCTGCATTTCTTTCACAAGCGCTTCATCATCAATCAGGTTTGTGATGGGCTGCGCGATTTGCAAAACGACTTCCAGCGCTTCGTCAGTGCTAAGTTCAGAAAAAATTCGCATTATGCTTCATCCTCTCCGGCCTTGATATACACCTCGCACGGCACAGTGTCCTGCGCTGTAATGGAGTAGTGCGCCGTGTATTCAAAGCTCATCTGGCCTTTTTCCTTGTCACCCGTCTTCAAACTGAAACCGCCGGTGGACAGCGTATTCAGCATGTGGATGGCGCAGAAACCGCCATTCGTAGTGCCGTGCTTGTCCGAATAGTCGCAAAGCAGCCACAAATCCGTGAAGTCGCTGTCTTTCAGGTCGTTGCGCGGCGTGATTTTTGAAACCTTGGAAGTAGTCGTAACATCCGCAGCGCCAAGCATGCTTTTGGCATTTTCTGCCGATGCCGAAACATAAGTGCCACTGCACTTGACTTCCCAGGATTCAATCTGCTTCAGCTCTTTCATGTTCTTGGGACAGTTGTCGATGTCCTCGCCGAAGTCGGTAAAGCTTGGCACAGCCGTAAAGTTGATGCCGCCAGTCGTGGCGCCCAGCAGCGCACTTTCTTCCGGCGCAGTACCGGCAGTCGGGTCAAACGTAGTTGCAAGATACCCGGCGTTCAGAACCAATTCCTTGAACGCCGATTCGGGGATACGAGTAAATTTCATGCTTTCACCTCAATTTAGGCATAAAAATTCGGCGGTCACGTTGATGTACCGCCGTTTTAGGTTTTTGTCTGTGTCATCTGCCAGCGATTGACTAAACGGTGAGCCGGGTTTGAGCCAGATAATCCCATCATCGCACGGCAAAGTCGGGTCGCCTTTTGTAAGAGCCGTCAAAAGCTCTTGCGCCTTTGCGTTTGGCACAGCTTCGGATGTGGTATGAAACCACATATTTACTGTGATAGATACAGAATTTGACCAAGTATCCATCACAGCATCATAGGTCAGGTATGGGAGTACAGCGTCATCCGGCACGGCGTTGCTGGCGTATGCGGTCATAAATTGCCCGAAAAACTGCTGTAATGCAGCGCCCTTTGTCATGTAGGCAATCCCTCCCGCAGTCTTTCAGCCGTAAAACTTTTTAAGCCGTTCAGCATAGGAGAAGCGCTTGCAGGGGCTTGCTTTTCTTCCGGGCGGCTCGTGACCCGGAAATATGCCCCGGTCGTCACGTCCTTATACACGCTGCCGTACTCGATGGGCACATCTTTACGCACAATGCCGGTATACACGCTGGTCACACCCTGCGCTTCAGCCTGCCGCGCTTCAAGGCTGCTGTCCAGTGCAACGTAATTCGCAAACTCTGCGCCCTCTCTCCACTCGGTAACATAGCCGCCTTCTCCGTCAGGCTTTGTCAGCTTGTCCATGATGATGCAGCGATGCGAAAAATCATCTAAAAGGCTCATAGCTTTCTCCATTTGTTCAGCCGGGACGCAAACACACCCTGCCAGCCCGTCACAGAACCACCAGAATCGCCGTTCGCGCTCGATTTGGTGTAACTATACCCCGCAAAACTCTCGCTTTGAAACGGGCTGTTTGCAGCGCTCTCATACTTGTTGCGCCATGCTTCCACATCCTCAACCAGAGAAATAAAGGCAGCTGGCACAGCCAGCGCCCACACAGCACCGTCAAACGTTTCATCGGTCAAGCCGCCAGCACCGTACTGGTGCACGCCATCGTTGAAAACGCTCCCGATAATGCGGAAATATTGCCCATCAACTAAAAAAGGCAGCGTAATGCTGCCGTCCTTGATGGTAAATGTGCCGCTGTACGCGCCATCTGGGACCTTAAACCAGTTCCGGCACTCTCGCATCAATTCTTCAAGCATTACGCTGCCCCCTTTTTACTGTACTGCCTTGACAGTTTTTGCGCTCCGGGTTTCTGCGGGCGTAATGGTGGCAACGGCGATACCGTCCAGGTACTCGGCCCACAGCTTCATGCCCATAAGAGCGTACATATCGCCAGTTGCGCGGCTGTAGTCTCCGTCAACATGCACGCCAATCAGGTTGGTTTCTCCCTCGACGGTATAGTTCAGGCCCAGCTTGGCGAAATCGCTGTCGGCGGGGTCGATGTAATACAGGTCGATATTCTCAACAGGCACGGCGATAACCTTGTTCTTTGCAATGTACTTTTCGGGCAGCAGGAACAGGGTGGAATAACCCATGAAATTCTGGACATAGGTCAGGCCGAAGGCGGTCTGCGTGGTGATTTCCTTGTCGCCCAGATAGCCGTAGAAGTCCAGAATGTTGGCAAAGCCGACAACCTCGGTAACATCACGATCCATGCTGGCGAACTTGTCCAGCACGTTGCCCTTTGCCAGAGCAAGACCCTGCTGCCAAGTGGTAGCAGCTACAGCCAGAGAGCCAGTGTTCAGGAAGGTGTAGAAGTCGCCCAGAACCTTGTTCTGCAGGGCGACAAGGAACGCCTCGTCGGTCTTTTCAACGGCAACGTCTGCGCCGTACTTGGCGACTGCCTCAACGGACACGCTCTTGGCATACTTGGCAATCTCAATGTCGCCGTAGGTTTTGGGCTCGACCTTCATCTTGGTCAGCGGAATCTCATCGCCCTCGGCAACGGACGTACCGCCAGCCAGAGTGCCGTCAACAGCGGCCTCATAGGAGACCAGCTTCGTGCCGGGGGCCTTGCGGATGGGGCGCATAATGCCCATGATGGTGCGCAGCGCGTCCCAGTTCTTGCCAAAGCGGGTGACGAAGTCAACCTCGCGGGCGTTGACAGTAATCTGGGCAGCGGTAGTCAGGTTAGTTTTTGCAGCCATATATTGGCTCCTTTCTGTTAATCGTCAGATTCGTTTTGCATGAGGTTCACAAGCGCCGCCTGCCGCTCGGAGGTGGACAGTACATAACGGCCCTTGTCGTCCGTCTTGTAGATGTCCTCCCGCGTCAGAGCCTTGCCGCCATTGTTGGCAGGGGGCGTAGACGTGTCTGCGCCTTTGGTGCTGCTCGTGGTGATGTACTCGCCATAATCGGTCTTGAGGCTCTTTTCAAGCGCAGCAGCGTCTTTGATAGCGCCCTTGTCATCCAATTCCAGTTTGTCAAGCAGGCCGTCTCCCTTTGCAAGGCGTGCGACAGAGGGAATCCGTTTTTCAGAAATGCCGATTTTCAGCAGGACGTCTGACAGCGCCTTTTCTTTGGTAGCCGTCGTTTTTTCAGCGTCTACGTTGGCCTTGTAGTCAACAAAAGCCTTGTGCTCTGCTTCATACTTAGCCTTGTAGCCGCCGTCGCCCTGAGCTTTCAGGTCGTCCAACTCCTTCTGAACGCCAGGCAACTTTTCTGCATCGGCTTTATACCGCGTGACGTCGTCCTTCAGCGGGTCAACAACGCCCAGATGGAGCGCCACCAGCTGATTTTCAATTTCGTCAGTGCCGCTTTCGCCAATGATTTTACGGATTTCAGCGCGTGTAAATTTTGCCATGGGGGTTCTCTCCTTTTCTTCGGTGGCGGTTCTTCGCCATTTGAGTTTTATTTATTCAAAACAGCAGTGCTTCGCTGTTTTTGCGTATAAAAATAGCAACCGCCGAGAAAGTCTCGGTAGTTGCTAGGTGAACTTGCCTTTTACGGTTTCACTTCAACGCTGGGCAGCACATTTGTGTGGAAATACAGCTTGTAATGGTACGGGTCTGTGTGTGTTCCTGTAATGTCCTCGACAACATACATAGTGTAGCTGTTTAGGTAGATGTAATTTTTCCTGTAAGTATCGGGGCCAACCTTTACAGTGCAGACAAGCTCGTTGCTGGAATTGTTGGAGATAGCCATATATCCCTCGGCTTCCATAATGACCTTGTCTGTTCTGGCGTTGTATACGGTGATTTTTCGTTCGCTCTCAAAGTAATCGGCCTGTTTAGAAATATTGGAGTTTGCTCTAGCGGCTTCGGAGCAGCCACACAAAAGCAAAAATGATGCCAAAACTGTGATTGCGATATAAAGAATCTTTTTCATGTGCTTTCCTCCTAATAAAAAGAGCCGAGAGGCTTATTTGCCTTTCAGCTCGGATTCAATTATTTTCTTGTACTGGTCTACATGGTCTGCGACAGCGGGCTTGATGTACGGTTTAGCGCGTTGTCCGTGCGTCAGGTGCCAATCGCCGTTTTCGTCTTGATACGTCCACGGCGTTTGTCTACCGCCCGGATAGTAAATGCCCGTGCCGCACTCCACATATACGCCGTATTCGCTATTTGTGCCGACATATGCGGCTTTTTCGCCGTCGTTTACCATATGTGTAATGCTGTTTCGTAGTGCGCCAGTTCCGAATTTACCGGGGCTATTGCATAGCTTTTTAGCATAGCCCTCTGCTACCAACCCGCACTTTTCGAGCGCCCGCTGGCAAGCGGCTTCCAGCACTTCCAACACTTCATCGCTGTGGTCTTGGATTGTAATGCTCACAACTTCATTTCTTTTGCCGCTTTTTTGGCTTCGTCAATTCTCTTTTGATCGTCGAAAATCGTCTTTTCCACAGTTTTTACACCTCTTTCACGTAAATGCAACCATAGTCTTTTGCGTTTTCTTGCAAAAACTTGTCTCCAAGATTTGACTGATACTCCAAAATCGTATTAAAGTCTTGCGCCTTTTCTTTCGTTATCTTTCCAGACTTGAAGTCCGCTTTTATTTTCTCTGTTGCTTTTCGGATAGAAGCACTCGCCCTATAATCAGAGGGAAGTTTTTCCAAATCCGCTTTTGTTTCTGCAAGGCGCAAACTGTAAAATTTCCTGCTTCCGACGCTTGCCCTAAGTTCAAACAAACCGGAAGATGTAAACGACTTCAAATCTTCGACGGAGAAACAACTTCCATTCGGATGGTTGTGAGTAAAAATGTTCCCCTTCAACAACTCAGTCGGAACTTCAACAGAGTTTTCTTTACCGTCAAACGATTTTATGACATTTCCTTCCAAATCAACAATCGTCCCGACCTCGTAATCAAGTCCCGTTTTCTCAGATTCAACGTTTTCAAGCGTTTTGTTGATTATTCTGTTGTAGAAATCATATTTTTGCGTAGATGTTTTAAATGCCGGTTTCTTTGCTTCTTCTTTCTTCCACCCCGCCCATTCTGCATAAGTCATATCTCCCACAAGCACAGATTCCCCCGTTTCGGGGTCTATGGCGCGTCTTCCGCCTCCGCTTGTATCCTCGCCGTCAACCTCTGCAATTTGGGTGCATCGGCAGTTATACACAAGATAGCCCGGGGCAGAAGTATCACCGGGATACATAAGCTCGTAACCGTCAACCTTAAATGGCTTGTCAACGTCTACTGTCTGGCCGTCAAGCATTGCATGTGCGTGGCGTGTGCGGTTGTCCAGCGTTGCCAGCCAGCGTTTTTTGAGCTTGATGCCCATATCCTGCGCAGCGCGGTAAGTATCTAGCCGCCCCGCGTTCTGCGCTCCTGTGACCGCCGTTCGTGCCGTCCTAATGGCGCTCGTGCGGTTCATGACCTGCATACGGCTTTGCAGGTCATCTGAAATCTTGCCAATTCCCTTGCCTTGCAGAATGGAGCTTGTGACGCTGGCCGTGATTTGCTGCTTTCCGTATTTCAGGTCAATGCCGCGCTGCAATGCACGCTTTGGCGGGTAGTACGGCATAAGGTCAGGCTGTTCCACAATCAGACGTTTCACTGTCTGCTCATCCCACAGCGTAAAATCTGCTTTGTCGGAAACCTGCTCGATTTTGTAAGCAGAGTAATTGCGGTTCAGGCTGTAAATGCCCGGAGTGGCGTCGTTGACGTATGCCACAGCCGTTGCATTGGCATGGGTGTATCGGGTTGCCACTTTATCTCGCAGGGCTTCAAAACGCTTGCCGCGCCCTATCTGCGCAAGCCGCCATTGCTTGTACTGCTGTTCGGTGATTTTGCCTGCATCGAGCTTTTCTTTCATAGCGGCATCGCGCTTTTCGAACTGCTCAAAATAGGTTTTCACCGTGTCGGTCAGTTCGTCAGCAGCTTCTTTGTACAGCTTTGCGATGCGTTGTTCCAGCTTGGAAAGCTCGACATCTGTCATTTTGTGAGCATAATCAGGTTTTGCCATTGCCGTTCATTCCTTCTCCCGGCTGGTTCTGCGGCTCGTTAGGTGGCTGGTTGGTAATTGTACGGTCTAGCTCCTCTGCCGCCTTTCGCTTCATCAAATCCTCGTACTGGTCTGCGTCTCCGAGAATGGTCAATAGCTTGCGCGTGATGTACTCGTCGTCGTAATATTCCGCTCCGAGCAAGACCGTCTGTGCTTCTTCCTGCTTATTGATAATTTGGTTGCGTGTATATGTAGGATCATCATCAAGACCGGCAACCGCCAAAATGCCCTTGATGCAGCGCGTTACGCAGCTTTCAAACTTGTCCGTTTTCAGGTCGAGTGGCACATAACTGGCCTTGATAGCCGTTGCAGTTTGGTTGCCAGCGCTGACAGCCGAAGAATCGAATGCCTGAAAGTCCTCGTATAACTTTTTGGTTAGCATGTCAATGGTGGCTTGCGTGCCTTGGAACGGCGCTTCGATGCTCTGTGGCGTGGCCTTCGCGCCCTCGTCACCGTCAGCATGGGCAACGTGGGTAGTTTTCAGACGCTCAATGAACTTTGTATCGTCCTGCTCGTCCATGCCTCCGCAGTTGGTCAGAACCCAGAAAATCAGGTTCCCCTCGTCAACGTTGTTTACCATGTTGGAGCTTGCAAGGTCGAGCGCGTCAATGGTATTCTGTCGCCCCTGTAGCTCGCTGTGGGCCTGCTCTCCGTTTTTCAGCGGGATAATGGGAAATCCGGGATAATTCTCACCGTCATAAATTTCTGTGCCGTCTGCCTCGCTGGTGCGCAGCTTCAACTTGTAGGCGCGTTTCGGCTTGAGAATCGCCATATCATCGCTTTTTGGCTTGAGATACTCTGTGTATCCGTCAAGCTCGTACAGCGTGGCGCGCAATGGCTTATTGTCTGCCACTTGCCAGAAACGGATTCCGGCTTTAATGGAGCCGGCTTCCTCGTCGTACAGGGGAACAAATTCCTCTGCTGCGAACACCTGCACATGGTCGAGATTCCAAAACACGAAAGACTGCCCGTCAATCAAAGCATGGCGGGCAGCGTCCATAATATCTTCGTCAAACGTCGCACCCAGCGCCTTTTTTGTCTCCGGCTCCTGAAATGAAACGCCGTTGCCCAGCAAATACGAAACTTCTTGGTCTACGACCAAACCAAAAAACTTGCTTGCTATCTTGTGATTTGCCGTGTACATGTCACGGTGCGCCTTGCCCTGCATGTCGTAGATGATTTTTTCGTATTTGTTGATTGTAGGGTTTTCTCCGTGGTAATACTTGTTGGCGTTCGCTGCAAGGCGTGTGCTATGGTCGGCCTTATACTCATTGATTGCGCCCAGTATAAAACTCATGCGGGCCTTTTCGTCCTCGCCAACCGCTACAAAATCTTGGTATGTTTTCACGTCTTCTCACCGCCTTTACACGAAAATGCTCTTGTATCTGGTTTCGGCGGTGTCTCCCGCCTTGTTCGCTGTGCTCTCCATCGCATAACGCACTGCGTCAATGTGATGGTTGTTCAAATCCGGGTAGCCTTCCAGTACTTCCCCCGTCTTGCCGTCCCGCTCGTATTCATACTCGCTGAACTCTTTTGCCGTGTCCGGGCATCGCACGGGGTCTATTACAATAGCATCAAGCATTTGCAGCCACTTTGTTCCGTATACAACAGACTTTGGCCCTTTTCTGGCTGGGAATGTTTTCACACCGTACTTGTTGTAATCGGCGATGGACTTTGGCTCGGCGCTATCCGCGCAGACTTTATCCTCACGTGTCAGCCCTTTATCCAAAAGCAGTTGCGCCGTGTCTCTGTTGCTGGTTCTGCGCCGCGTTAGCTCGTCAAAGATGTATAGCGTGCGCCGCGCTGCATCATAGTGCAGCGCGTTGTATGCCCACGGATCTGGATACCAGCCCCAGTCAACGCCGCGCTTGATTCTGTCGAATGTTTTCAACTGCTTATCTGTGATTGGTTGAATTTTCAGGTTTTCGAATACCGCTGTGCCGTTTCCGACAACCTCGCCCAGATACTCATGCCGGTATGCTGTTTCGTTTGTGCGCTCCAAGTATTCAGCATCGGCCAGAAACCGCTCGCCGAGCCATTCTGCGGGCGTTGTTTTGTAGGTGGAATGATGTACTAGCTTTCCCTTGCGGGCTTTCAGAGCGTACCCGTTTGCCCAGTTCCGCGCCATTGCTGGCGGGTTGAAGCTCTTGAACGTGATAAACCAGTCACCGCCGCGCAAGCAGGATTGCTCCACATTTCGGATTTGCTCTTCACCGTCGAACTGATCTAGCTCCTCGAACCATGCAATCCCGATATAGCCAAACGGCATCTTCACCGATTTGACCTTGCCTGGGTCATCCATACCGAAAAAAAGCACCTTTTGCCCAGTTGGCAAATAGGTGCATTCCATAGGGGATACAGTGCAGCGAAAATGGTCGTGCAATCCAAGCTCATTGATAGCCCAAACGATTTGCGCATAAACGCTTGTGCGCAGTGTGTTTCCGACCTTGCGGAAAACCGCCGCGTGACATTGCGGATGCTTTAGCAGCTGCAAAATTAGCTCTATGCTAATATAGCTGGATTTTGTACTGCCGCGCCCGCCCTTTGCGACAAGCTCTTTTACATTGCCCGCCTTGATTTCACGGTGGACTTTAGAAAAGCAAGGGGAAACAACGCCAGATAGCTTACAAGTCATCTATGATTAGCACCTCGCTATCCTGCTGTTGTTCCGGCTTATCCTGCCATCCGAAATTTGCTCGCAAGCTGAACTGTGCGCCGCCGGAGCCGTCTTTGTCATACAGTCTTTCTTCGGCGTATTGTTCGCAACGGGTCTTTGCACGCGTAATCGTGTCATTGAACTCTGGTTTATTTTGGTAATTCAAAAGCGCCTGCCTTGATGCAAAACCAAGTGCAAGCGCCAATCCTGTCACAGTAGGTGGCTTTTTATCGTCATAGATGATATAGCCGTTTTTATTTCGCATCGGTTCGCCGTTATCGTCTAAGAACGGCTGTCCTTTGCAGGCTTCAAAGTAGGCATCAATCTTTTCTTGCATTGCCTTTACGCTTCTGTATTTAGGTGGTGCGCCCACCGGATTTTTTCTTGATGCCACTTTATCACCTCGCCTTACAATACAAAAAGCCCACACAATTTGTGTAGGCTTATATCCCCCAAACCCCCTTTGCGCCGGAGGAAAAGCGCGTTCCCGCCCTGTCGGTGTATGCTGTGCCGACCTCACCCGTTGCGGGGAGCAAATCCGCAATGTAATCCAGCGTTATTTATATCCCGTCCGCTGGTCGCGGTCTCTGCTTTGATATTATGGGTTCCGGCGATGCGCAACTGCGTCAGTAACGGAGTCCGCACAAGCAGATGCCGGGCAGACTTTTTCAGGCTCTCGAAGTCCCGTTGCGACCTGCCATCGCGCCGCGCTCCTGATCGGCTTTCCGCTTTGCTTACAGCGTTCAGGTTATCTATCGCGTTTTGCCTGCGCCGGGCTTTCACCGGTGGGAGCGACCCAGCATGTGCCCTCAGCCGGACTTGAACCGGCACACCAAGGCTCTTGCCATTGAGCTACAAGGGCATGTGCGGCTTGCCGTTTGCACGACCATTGTCATCATTTGTGAGGGATACCGCGCCCGCTCACACAGACAGGTTGCGACCCTGCCCTCTGGTACTGCACATAGGTCTTGCACCTTTGCCGCGCCGTTGCTTCGGAACGCAGCGCCCTTGCCGTATTGACTGGTCAGTCCCAGTTTGCGGCTGGCTATGCAGTAAATAAAATGCCGGTCTTTCCCGGCTGTCAGTATCGAGAATAGGAGGTTTTGCTATGGACTGTAATGTACCCTCTTTACAGTTTCCAGCATATTCATAATACCACTTGACAACGTCCCCACAGTTACCCTTTTTTCTTGTCCAAAAGCCAGAAAAATTTTCTTCTGCTTTCGTAAAACTGCCGTCTGCCGCAATACACAGGCTGGTATTCGTAAGCAGTTCCCTCTGTTACATTTTTCAACAGAGCGCACCAGTTTAAGGGGTCTGCTTCTCTTGCCGCGTCCTCAATGATTCGGACATCTGTGCTTAACTTTAGCGCTCTGTCAGCCTTTCTAGCTGTTGGGTCTGCCTTTCCGTTTCCGTGCGGCAAACCGTCATTTGAAACCGCATCAAGACCTCTTGCACTAGCAATTTCCAACCGCATTTCAGCGTATCTTTTGCAAAAGTGCTTTAATTCAAGGTATCTTTCTTTTGAAATTCCATATTCATCTAGGTTGAGCGGTCTTTCTCTCATTTTTGCTCCTTTCTTCCATTTTCATGCAGCGCGGCAGCGTGCAAATATTGTCATTCTTCCACTCGCATGTCGCGCAAAGATGTTCGCGGGCGTATTCATCAACTAGTTGCTGTTTTGTCATGGGGTCACCTCCGGGGGGTGTAGATCGGCAGTTCTGTCCATGTTGTAACACCTGTTTAATTCAAGCATAATGTTCTCCGTTGTATATAACCAGCATAGACGGAAAAGGCGCTGGTGGATACCTGTTTCCGTTATCGTCCTCAAAACGCAGTCTTCCGCGCAGAAAACGGATTTCAGCTTTTCCGTACACATAATCGTGGAAATATGACGTATCAGTTCTCGCGGGTATCAATAGGACTATTTTTGTTCCGCTCCGCGATTCTTCGTAGGCTTTGCGCACCCATAGACCAATCATTCTGCCGTATGGAGGATTGCAAAACACACTTCCTGATTCAACGCTCCACGGCATTTTCAGACCATCTGTTTCCGGCGTGTAAAACCGATTGCACTTTGCGCTTTTCTCGGTTGCCGCTGCATCCAGAACGAAATGAAATTCCTCGTTTAACTTGTCAAAAAAGTCCTGCGGTGTGCAGTAATCCATTTTTTTGCTGCTTAAAAGTGCGTCGTTCATTTTGTGTTCTTCCTTTCAGCCGGCGGTCTGTCTTTAACGCTTATCCATTCACTCATCTGTGTTCACCATCCTTTTGCCACAGTGTGGGCAATATTTGTACTGTGATGCTGCCCATCTGGATTCCCATGCACAGCTAGAGCAAGCTTCCCAACTTCCGTCTGCACCTTCATCCGGTGCTTCAATGCTTACCCAACCGAATACATCGTGTTCTCTTGCAAAAGTTACAAGGTCTTTTGCCTGTTCGGATGTGAGCGTCATATCTTTTCCATAAAAATCGCGTTCTGGCTCTTTCTCGCGGATTTCATATGGCACATAATAGCCTATTTTTTCGAGATACTCTTTCCAGACACGCCCGCAGGAATACTCATAGTCTTGCATTGTGCCTTTGATTGGCTTTCCGCAGTGCGGACATTTGCCCACATCGTAGCGGCTGACTGTAATATCAAATACCATTGCGATTACTCCTTATCCAACCCGCGGGCTACATACTGCCCATAGGTCAAGCCAAGGGCGGCGGCTTCGCGGGTACATTGTTCTATCGGCTTTATTCTCTTGATTTCTTTTGACACCACGATTTTCTTTGGCTTTTCAGCATTTTTAGCAATGCGCCTTTCCCTGCGCCGCTTTAAAACTTTCTCGCGGTTTTTGTGATATGCGGCACGGGCGGCGGCGTTACCTTTTATGCGCTTGCACTCTTCGCAAAATCGCGTCTGCCGGTTTACGTTTACCATAATGCTGTCGCAGCACTGGCATGGCTTTGTTACAAAAATCATTTGCTTTTCTCCTTTGCCGCCCAGACTTGCACGCCGTGGTCGGTCAAATAGGCTTTTACCCACAAATCGGCGTCCGCGACATTCTGCACATTGTCAAGCTGCTTTTTGTTTTCCGGAGTGTAGATACCATCGAGCTTAGGCAATACAGCTTCGGCGAGGGCTTTCTGAACGTGGGCAATAGTTCTGGGGGACAGGTTGGCTTGCAGCATGGCGCACTAGACCTCGTTATAACAGCGTGCCGCGATGCGGTCTGACTGCTCCTCTAGCAGCTGCTTTGTGACGAGCTGTGCAGCGTTCATGGCGTCGGAGGCCAGCGCGTGGCGTTTGGCATAGCATTTCATGGGTTACACTTCCAATTCTTCGATAAAAATTTCTGTGCGAGGGTTTTCTTTGTCGTACATTACGCGGGAGCCGTCCGTTGCTGCTACAATGCTACTGTTGTCGTCCTTCAAAATCCTGGCATCAACCAGAATATCCATGATGGCGCTTTCGAGGTTTGTTTTATCAACCTTGCGGCGTGTAGGCATGTAGTACAAGCACTTGACGTTGTAGCGGCCGTCCAGCGGATTTTTTGGCGCCGGGTTTAAATACATCTTTGCAGCTCTTGCGTACTTCAAGTAGGCTGCGCTTGGCAGAACTTTTGCGTACTTGCCCTTATGGCATACCGGGCAGTGAGCGCCTACGTATCCGATGCGGGGGCTGTTCTTTTTGGTGATGGGGGGAAGACTAATGGTGTACTTGCATCTCATAAACTGCCCCACTGTTCTGCCATTGCGGCGGCGATGCCGGGGAATGTTTTGCTCCTCACTTTTGCCGAACGGCTGAAAGTGTCTTCCCATGTTCTTGCTTTTCCGCTCGGCGTCACACCAAACATTGCGGCGTTGTCTGGCTTTGGCAGACCCGTTCCGTGCAGCAGAGGAAGGTTGACAAGCCATAACGACGTTGCTTTTGTGACGTAATTTTCCGTATCATCTGTGGACTTTGCGAACATATACGGCGAAACCGTTTGGTCTGGCTTGCGATATGCTGTATTCATAAATCCGACGGGGTTTTCGATTGCAATTCGTTCTGCGTTTGCTGTTAGGAATTGCATAAAAAACACAGCGCCTTTTGCCCTATCTTCCCAACGTGCAACCACTTTTTCTGGAGGGGTACACCGTAGGGAAAAGCTGCGCGTTGCAACATTGCTAAGATAGGTGCAAGGCGGGTGTGCAATCAGCAAATCCCACTTGCCTACATCATGAGCCTTGCCGTCCATCGTTACGATTTGCCCCCCATCGATTGCTTTCAGGGCATCACCTAAAATATGCCATTCCGGGTGTCCTCCAGACGGTTCCTGGATGTCACAGCTGTACGCTTCATGTCCGCGTTCTCGGAACGCCTTGCAGACTGTCTGCGATTCTTCACAGGCAACTAATACTTTCACGGTGCTATCTCCTTTACTTTCGCGTAAAATTTCTCGCTGTAAAAAATGTCCAGCAGGCGGGGATTTTGGGTGTAACCTGCGGTGCGCAGGGCGGCTTCGGCGTTCCAACGTTTGGAATACAGGCGCTTGGAGTGGGTGATGTCGCCGGTAGAGCGGGAGTAGGTGATGATTTCAAAGCGTTTCATAATCAGAACGGCAGGTCTCCTTCATCCTCAATGAGGGCAAAATCATCGGCTTGACCCTGAGAATAGGCGGGCGGTGCTACATCAGGTTCACCCTGCGTGCGTTGTGCGGCGTTCTGCGAGGCGGGGCTGGTACTTTCCTTACTGCCGCAGAAATTCGCGTTCTGGGCCACGATTTCAACGGCTGTGCGGTTCTGGCCGTTCTTGTCCTGATAGCTGCGGCTCTGCAAGCGGCCATCAATGGCAATCAGGGAGCCTTTCTGGAAATACTTGCAGACGAACTCTGCCGTCCTGTCCCATGCAACAACGTCCAGCCAGTCTGCCTGGCTCTGGCCGTTGGCGTCACGGCGTCCGCGATCACAGGCGATGCGGAACGACGCAACATTCTTGCCCGTCGTAGTCTGGCGAAGCTCCGGGTCACGCGCAAGGCGACCCATGATTGCAACAACATTCAGCATATTTTTCACCTCAACATGAAATTCTTTCTCTATCGCAGTTTTCCAATATCGCCAGCTTGTAGCTTTCTGGTGCGTTATCGCCAAGCTGCACCACGCCAGCGGAAAACCACTTTGGCAGCGGGATACCAAGCTCTTTGTATCTGTCCCATGCAAGGCGCATAGACCAGTTATCGGATACGTTGTATGCGCTGTATTTGACAGCAGCTTCCCGCACCTCGCTTACAGTTGGCTTGAATCGGTGCGTTTTGGAAAGCTCCTGCACAGCCTTCAGCGCGGCATTGTAGGAAATATCAGAAAGCGATGCCGCCCAAGCTTTCGCAGTTTCCTCGGCGTTCGTTTTGCTGCAAATGTTATCCCAGTAGTTCATAGCCAGCGACAGGAGCGCCGCCGTCTGCTGATACGTCATCTGCTATGCCTCCTTTCGCGATTTCCCTCAGCTTTTCCTGTGTAGTTTTCATCTGTTGCCGTTGTGTAGCGCCTTTCTGCTGGCTTCTGGCCTCTTTCTCGGCAAGATACGCCGCGCGGGTGGTAATGTTATTTTTCAGGCAGTCGCGCAAGATTGCCTGCGCATAGCCCCACGAACGCTTATTGTTGATAGCTGCCTGATTGATTGCCTCGCAAACAAGGTCAGGCTCTACCTGTTCCAGATAGCCCACAATGCTATCAAATGCGGCACGAGGAAGTGCGCCAATGTTCTGCTCGTAGCAATCTACGCATTGTTGCCAGCTTTCGCGCGCTTGCGCGGTAGTAGTAGTAATATTTTGTTCTTTGTTCTTTGTTCTTTGTTCTTTGTATTGGCTTGTTTGGCTATCGTTCGCTTGCGAACGCTTGCGTTCGCTAACGTTCGCTTGCGTTCGCTTTTTGGCGTTTTCGGAATTTGCCTTGCATTTCGCGTTGTACTGGTCTTGAGCTGCCCTTATATTGCGGGTGATGAACCGATACGCAATCACTTCCTTGCCAGTGAGCGGCTCGGGCCGTTCTGCTCCTTCGCAATAAGCGCAAAGAGCATACATAAGCCGTCGAAACTCACCGTCCGAAAGGTCGGACGTATCTTCCATATACCCGGGATAAAAAGGGATATATTTCAATTCAGCCATATTCAGTTGTCCTTATCTTGATGACAGTGCATATAAATGTACTCGGAATGCGCTGTCATGTTCTGGTATAGCCAATCGTCGGCTTTTTCTTTACTCAAATGCTCGTGCATCACGCGCTTTTCATACACAAACTCGCCGTTAATTTTCTTTTCGGCTATGCGGTCTTTAATGTCCGCTTCTGTGTAATTGGCTTCGACGAGATAGAGATTATAGCCTTTGGCTGTTATTCCGTTCAGATTGTTTGCGTCTGTCGCATAGAACAATCTTTCAACGGGAGGCTGCGGCAGCTCTATATGCCAGCAGCAATTTTGTACATCATGCTTTGTTTCCTGCGCCTTAATTCTGCACAGATTCTTGTAGTTGTACCAGCGTTCTGTTCGTATCACGTCAATCTGGCTCATTTTAACGCCAGCATTCACGAGGGCTGCACATAACCACACACAGCACGCAAAACGCAATGTGGGCCGCTCTCTGGCGAGCCTGCGAAGCGTGGCGGGGTTGAAGTGGTCGCCGTGGATATGTGTGAGCAACACGAGCTTCAGGCATTTGTAATCGTCCGTCAACCGAGAAAATGAAACGCCGCAATCAATCAATATTGAGTTTTGAATGAGAACGGCGTTCCCTTGGCTTCCGGTTGAAATAATCTTGCAGTCCATCTTACAGGCTGCTCAAGTCGATTTTCTTCGGCTCGGCGGCTGCGGTCTTGGCTTCAACGGCCTGTTCGGCTTGCGGCTGATCAATCTGTGGTACAGGCTGTGTAACAGCTTCAAGACGTACATCCTTTGCGGACGCGACGCGCTCTGCAATAAGCTGGCCGTCGTTGTCATGCGTGATGGTGTCATCATGCTCAAGTGCCGTTTGCATATCAACGCTCATAACGCCCCAGCGGGAAATAAGCTGACGAAGCATGGTTTTCTTTGCCATGTCATCAAAGTTCTTGTACCAGAACGAGGAATATCTCCACATTTCTCTCTGCGGAACTTTCCCGGCGAGCAAATCCTCATAGCCTTTGCGACTGAATGCCGGGCTGTAGGTGTCTGCATGGGTCATCATCTTTTCTTTGCTCCAATACAGCACCTTGCGGAATCCGTTCAGGTACTCAAAGAATGCCATGTAACCGACTGTCGGCAGGGCATCGCGCACATCATCGTCCTCGATAAACTTAAACCGGGCTTTTCCGGTTTCGGGGTCTTTGCCGCTGTACTCGCCCTGCTTGATAACCATAACATCAAGGTCTTTGTACTGGCCGCTGCGCAATGCCAGCTGGACATAGCCTTTGTAACCAAGCACGAATGTGGCGGTGGTGGTTTCCGGGCGAATCATGTTGCCGTCTCGGTCATACTTGGCCTTCTGCTTGAACGGCACGAGGTAATACTGACCCAACTGCGGGGAAGGGCTGAGGTTGAGCGATTCGCCCAGCAGGGCACCCGCAAGAATCGTCCCTGCATCACACTCCTGCAAAGCGGGATTCACCGCAACGGCGCTTGTAATGCTTGCCGTAAAACGCCGCGCACGGTCCTGGTCGCGCAAGGTGTTGTTAATAAGGTTCTGGTATCCCTGCGTATTGATCGCAACGGAAAACTTCGGTTTCTGTGTCAACTGCTGATTAGATGTCGTCATAGGTCATACCCTCCTGCAAAATAAACTGTTTCAGTTTCTTCAACTGTTCAATGGTGCCGCGAACTGCAAACTTGACCTCGTAAACGTCCTGCGCGGCGGCTGGCGTTTCTGTAAGTGGTTCTTCATCGGGGACGGGTACTTCTTCAACAGGCGGCTGTACTGCGTCAGGCTGCGTCTCTCGCGCTTCTTCGATGGCCTGCTGTACCTTTTCTTCTGCCGCCTGCTGCTGTTCCAGTGCAGCGCGGCGCTCGGCGACACGCTGCTTTTGAAGTTCGATCATGGCGTGTCTGGCGCGAACTGTACTCAACGCTAGCGCAACATTCAGCGATTTTTTGTACTCGACCAGCAACTCTGCGGCGTCATCATGGCGGGAAAGTTCCTGCACCTCTTCGGCGATTTTAAGAACCGTCGATGTAAGCGCGGTCTTTGTGCCGTTCACGCTGGTAGAAAGCCCGATTTTAAGGTTCATCTGCTCAAAACGCAGCCACGGCAGATTATTTGCTTTGCAAAGCTCGTCAAAGTAGCTCTGTACGGCCTTGACCTTATCGGCCTTCAAGCCTGCTTCTACCTCATCGATGCGGCGCTTAAGCTCGGAATCTGCCTTCTTGTACGGGTCGGAGATGCAGTCCTTATAAACCGCTTCAAACTGGTTGTACGGCTCCATGATGGCTTCTTTAACGCGCTTTCGCTGTTCTTCCATCGATGCAAACTCTTTGCCCAGTTCCGTGCGGATTTTCTTTACATCTCCGCGCGTTTCTTCCGTGCAAACAAGTTGCATCGCGTTCTTCGTGCGGGTCTCTATATCGGCTTTCACAAGCTGAAGATGCTCTTCGATAATGGGCAACTGTTTCAGCGTGATTACCGGCATTTTCGTTTCCATTTGTCAAACCTCCATGTATTCGAATCTGCGCATGCTCTGGCTCATCCCTGTTTCAGCGGAAAGCGTAAGGTCTCGCATCTGCTGATATTTGATGAAGTCTGGCGTAGAGCGGTCATGTATAATCTGTTGCATGGCCTGAAAGTGTTTCTGGTATTTATCAGGGGCGTTGTCCTCAAATGCGGTTCTCATTCTCTCGCAAGTCATCTTTATCCCTCTGCTGCAACCGCAATCGGGATGCCGAGCGCGGTCAAAACTGTTTTCACGTCCAAATCATCGTAGCGGTAAATCGCGCCGTCGATGTCTACAATCTCGTCGCCCTCGTAGTACGGTACGCCGTCAGCGTCCGTTCCAATCGGTTCATCATCATAGGGCGGAAAGGGGTTGTCTTGATGGCCCCAAAAGCTAGTCATTTGTCGGCCTCCTGTCTTCCTTCCTCATCAGAAAAATGCAGCTCCATCAAGTCAGCAATCGCAAGGTACTCTTTGGCGTATTTGCTGTCTCCGTGGGTTTTCTTGACAATCTCGCGGAACTTCGCTAAATCGCCATAAAAGCAACCGCACCGTACGCGGAGAATTTTATCCTTGCAGAGAAAAAATGTGGTCGCGCGGAAATATCGGCCAAAGCCTTCAACGACGGCGTAGTCCGCATTGCCGGAGACCCGCGCATCGCCGTAGACACACGCATCGCCATCGCTGGAGAGGTTTTCTTCCTTTTCCACAAAGCCCCCAAGTTCGCCAGCTCTTATGGTGCCAAAATAAGCTAGAGCCTTAATACGGAACAGCTTATGCCCGAAATCGTCTATTATAAATTCATCGGTGAGTTCAAATTTCTTCATGGCGGGATTCCTCCTTAAAATACAGTCCGCACAGCAGATTCAACGCCAATAGGGCGGTAATCGTGCCGGGGATGTTCAGACTGCCGAGAGCAGCTAGGCCAAAAACAAGGTCTGCGGTGATTGCCAGCTTGACGGCGGCGCGTTTCAGTGATACAATACAGTTAGAGCTTTTCGCGATGCTCTGTTTTTTTGCCGTTCCGGTGGTGGTGCACCGGGGCGGCGTTTTTGTTTTGGTCATCATTCTTTGATTTCCTCCCATTCAAAGCGACCCTTGCCGCTGTTTCTCCACTGGCCAAGACCGCGCAGCGTGCCGTAGTCGAAGCACTCACGAACAACATCTTCCAGTTTCGGGTCAAGGCAGTTGACCTCAAATTCAATGGTGGAGCCTGCCGGGACGGTTTCCGATTTGGCGATGCTGACGCGTTCGCCCATCGGTGTCTGTGCGCGCAGGGGACGCTCACAGAAGCCCATCTTGAGGCCGTGCAGGTCATAGGGAATCTCGCGCGGGGAAACGAAAATCAGGCCGTCAATGGCTTTCTTGTAGGCTTTCAACGCGGCGCAGTGCTTGCCGCCCGGATAGCCCGCCTTACCAGCAGTGGCAAGGGCCTTGCAGCTGTCCTTAAACATGCCCTTTAGCTGGTAGTCGTAGATAAACGGTGTGCCGTCGGCGGTTTTTGGAAAAATTGTCATTCTTTCCTCTGCCGCCTGCGCTTTGATGTTATCGACTTCCTACTCGGTCAGGTCATCGGTGGGAGCCTTGCTGGCAATGTAGGAGGCCAGAAGCTCCTCATTGCTGGGGCTGGAACCTAAGACCTCTTCGGTTAAAGTGATACGGATTTTCATTCGTGGTCGTCCTTTCTGGTTGATAAATTACGGTTGCTATTCAAGTCTTTGCATTGCCGTTGCGTCGCAATGAAGTGCTATGCCGAAGCGGTGCAACTCAACTCCTTGCTTTGCCTTGGCAAAGCAACTCTCCGCCTCACCTTAGCTCTGCGAGACATTTCTTTTCCGTTGCAACTCACTTCAATACCAAGCCTTGCCTTTGCAAACATAACTTTGCCATTGCTGCGCCTGGCTAAGCCTTGCCATGCCGCTGCTACACAAGGATTTCTCGCAGCTCGGCAAGAACGCTGTCGACGCGCTCCTCGCGGGTGAGCGCGTGCGGTTTGCCGGGTTTGACGCGCCCGGATGGGAAGTAAGTTGCGAACTCGTCAAGCGAGATGTCAAGCATCTGGCAGACGGTGCAGACCTCCGGCCAGCGCCAATCATTAGCGCCGTTGATGCGGTTTGACATCTGAGTGCTGGACAAGTCGCACGCATCTGCAAGGCGCTGTTTGTTGTAGCCCTTGCTTTTGATAAGAGCCGTAAAAGCAAGGTTTGTCATGGTGGTTACTCCTTTCTTTCTGCGATCAGTTCACTTACAGACGCTTTCATCTTTCTAGTTATCGGCTAGCAAGTAATCAATCGGCACGCCGAAATAGTCAGCCACTTTCTTTAGCGTCGTGATGCTAGGACCGTAAGGCGATTTTTCCCACTTGCCAAGTGCGCCGTTTGAGATTCCGGCGCGTTCCTCAAGGATTGTGCGAGAAATATTGTTTTTTCGGCACAGCGCATCAATTTTCGAAATATTCACCTAGCAAAAGCTCCTTTCTAGTTGACTATTGCTAGAAAATATGCTACTATGAACTTGCGAGATTTATAACAGCATATTTTTAGCTAGTCCGCTGAATTTTAGGGGGCTTGGTTCTTTGTTGCCCTCTATGCTATCTATTATACTAGCTTATCGCCTAGTAGTCAATAGACTATGGCCTAAAAATATGCACAAATAGTCTAGGTGATTTTTGTGGATAATGCTAAAACTGTAGAAACCATTCGTGCCCTGTGCAAAAAGAAAAAGACTAGTTTGACTAGGATAGAGGAAAAGCTCGGTTTTTCAAATGGGTATATCGGCAAAATGGCAAAGAGGCCAAGTTCACCGCCTTATGACAAACTGGTTGCAATAGCTAACGAGTTAGGAGTTACCGTTGCCGACCTGACCGGGGATACCGAAAACGAAAAAAAGCCCACCGCACAAGGCGATGGGCTAAAACTCGATTCCTATGAAGACATCGATCAGTGGCTTGACACTTTAGATGGCAAAGGTCTTGATATGGTAATTGCGATGGCAGCAGCAAAGAAGGTGAAAGTCAATGAAGATAAATCCTGATTGCGTCCGAGATGTTATGCTCGGTCTTGAAGAACAGCTCGGTTTGTTTCTGAATGATAAATGCAGCATGGAGTTTGAATGCTCCAATCCTGACAAGCTGAAAAAATCCTCTTTTATAAAGGGTAAAGGGTATTCACGGGAAGATATATTTTATTCTTGCTTGCAGGCTGCTGAAAATGGCTATATCGTGGCAGAATATCGAATAGACAAAGAACTCAGAACGATAGAGTTTTTTTATATTATGTATATCACGCCAAAAGGTCACGACTTTATTGCATCAGTTTCTAACCAGCAAACGTGGCAGGAAAAAATAAAGCCCACCTTATCAGCGGTGGGCAATGTGTCTCTTACTGTGATTGAAACGATTGCAAAAGGTGCGGTAACTGCGCTTATTGAGCATCATCAATCCGGCTCTTAAAGGCATTGTGCGGGCGGAACTCTGTGTTTCCCTGTGCTGCAATTACACTGGCCGCAATAGCTCTGTCCAGCTCTAACGGAAGATTTTGTGCATCGTAAAAGTTCATGCCGGAGACTTCAATCAGTTTCAGCATTTTTTCGATGACTTCATCCTTTTTCTGCCTGTACTCGCTGCTGTCGCACTTGTTGTAAACATCAATTCTATCCCGCATCGCTTGTCTCCTTTATAACCTCATTACAAATTGCAATAGCATCTTTTAGCGGGATTTCTCGCAAAAGCTGCTTTGCCTGCTCTCTTAAACTAAGTATCGTACTTTTTTGCGTGATTGTCAACGGTTCTTTTTTCATTTCAGATTCCCCCAAATTAAATAAGGTTGTGATACTATGGGCTTTTTTGACTTTTTGAAACCAAAACAAAAAGTAAATGTTTCCATAACTACACATGAGCCGACTAAAGATGAAATTGCAAAGCAGTATGCTGATTACTGCAAAGCACAAGCAGAAAAGCGGCACGCAGAACAGGAAGATCGTGCAAATGAGTATTTCTTGGAGCTTTCCGCCGATGACATTGCAGACAAAAATGGCCTAAAGCCAACAGAAATTTTAATGCTTTCTTATTTAGAGAAATATTCCATCGGAAAGCCTGTTGCAAAGTTCTGGCATTATGATTATGGTGTTGATGATGTTTGGCCGATTATTAAAAAGCTGGAATCAATGGGATTTGCTGAAAACGGAAAATTGACCGAAAAGGGAAAAAAAGAAATAAAAGATAACGAATATGTTTATTTTTGGCATAGAAAGACTTACGCTCGTGTGGCTTTTAACTTGCCTGAGTTTTGCCGTGCCGTAAATGCTCGAAGAGATATTCCGTATCGGGATTTAATATGGGAGAAATACAATAAACTATACATGGGAGCAATTTCGTCTCCCAAAAAATGTCGTGATTTACGATATTCTATGTATGAGTTTTTGGTAGACGAAAAAAAGTTTGAAACGGCTTTTTCTATGCTACTTGAAATACCTTTTTATGATATGAACTGCCAATATCCTTTTATAGCTCCTAGTATTATGCAGGAACTAAAGAAAGCCCAAAAAAAAGCTGGCTTTACTGAAGATCAAATTTTTGATATGGCAAAAGAAAGATACGGCAGGATGCTTGTTGAAAACCCAACTGTTCCTGCGATAGATGTCGCAGGTATTGTAACATCTTACATTTTTGGAAAAGATGGTCTAGCTCAAAGAGTTTTGAAATCTTACAACATTGATTGCACCCGGCTGTTTTCTGGCAACCATTGATTGTATTTTACACAACTCACAGTTGTATTTCAACAGTTTCACAAAAGTACTCATTTGTCAAGTCTTTATAATCCGCTTTTTCGGTCTTCTGCGCCCGTGTCTTGGTGGAACATCCAAATCAGGCAGTTTCTTCATGGTCTGCTTCCCTCCTTGCACGGTCTTGCAGCACAGCACGGTACATAGCTTCAATGGTTGCCGCATTGCGGGTTTGGTAATTCTTTAGACGTTCCACGTTATTCATTGTTGATTCCTCCTGTGTTTTCTGACTACAGTAAGAATCTTAACATGTTTTTTATGCCATATCTTCCATTTATTTCCACGGCATTTTTTGAAGAAATATTTCTTTATATTTTCTTGATTGATACGGTAGAAAAATTTTACCACATTTGAAGTGCAAAACATGTAAAAAATTGAGGGTGACGAAATGGAAAGTAGAGCTGATTTCCGAGAACGTGAAGGACTTATTCTTTCGCAGTGCCGGTTGGAATCCGGGCTTTCGCAAGAATATGTAGCCAGGCAGATGGATGTGAACATCCGCACGGTGCGCAACTGGGAAGAAGGGCTTTCCCCTATCCGAAGCGATGACCTGTTGATGTGGTTCACCGTCTGCAAACAATCCCCATGGCGCTGGCTGCAGCGAATCTGGATGCCGTCTGCATTCAGTGATACCGATACTCCAAACTGGACGGACGAGCAGGTAGACAAGGCACTTTCTGATTATATCGCTCAGATGCCGAGCCTGTACAAGCGCCGCCTGCTGTATATCCTTTGTGGGGCGCACGGGAGCGATTGGGCGGGCCAAATAGATTTGCTGTGTGCTAACGCGCATACGTCTATGCAAAGCCGTGTACGCGTCTGCCAGGCCGTAATACAGAACTACCGGATAGATACCGTAACTGGGGATGACCCCTGCCCGGAAAGCATCAAGCCGGACTTTGACCGCCTGCAAATATGCCTGCAAGCCGGAGAAGCCGCCGTTCTGGCAGGTGACGGCGAATATAACGCAAGGGAAAAATAAAAAATCCCCTGCCGGTGGTGCCACACCAGCAAGGGATAAAGAGCCGTCAACACAAAAAGTTGACGGCATTATTATAACACACACAAAAAGGAGCCGCAATATGAAAAGGACAAATACCGCAAAATGGATTGAAAGCGCCGGGCGTTGGCAAATCAACGTGCAGAAGGACGGAGTGCGCAAGACGTTTACCAGCGCCAAGCCGGGCCGCACAGGCCAGAGGGAAGCTAACAAAAAAGCAGATGAATGGCTTGACATAGGCGTAAAGACGGAACGGATTAAGGTTTCTGACGCATGGGAACAGCTGCTACAGCAAAAAAAACTTGTGTCTGATGCAGAATACAAAAATATGGCATCGTTCGGCCGCTCCCATTTGCTGCCAGCCATCGGGATCAAGTCGATAAAAGCCGTTACGGAACAGGATTTCCAAAAAATTATAGATTATGCGTTTCGCCATCCACAGGGGAACAGCAAAGAGCCCTTATCCAAAAAGACGTTACAGAACTATGCCAGCTACTGCAAGCAGTTTACGAATTTTTGCCGAAAATCAAAATGGACAACGCTTGAGCTTGAAGAGTTACAGATTCCGGCAGCATCCAGAAAAAAAGGAAAGAACGTTTTGACAGTTGAAGCGCTGAACACGCTTCTAAAAGTAGATACGACCATAATGCGCGGAAAATCTGTGCATGATGAATACATAAATTATTATAGGTTTCAGGTGCTAACAGGCATGCGCCCCGGTGAAATGCGGGGGCTGCGATGGGAAGACGTTGACGGGAATCTGTGCAGACTGAAGCAGGCAATCAATGCGCACGGTCAAATCACGCAGGGAAAAAACGAAAACGCATTGCGCACGGTAGTGCTATCCAGACGCGCAGTGGACGTGCTGGAAGCTCAGAAAGCCGTGACTGGAAAGCAGGAGTACATCTTCCCCATGGCATCCATGCACACCTACTACCACCGCTGGCAGCGCTATCAGCGCTCTAATGACATGCCGGAGCTGAGTCTTTACGAACTGCGCCACACGTTTGTGAGTATCGCAAAGGAGTTGCCGACTGGCGAATTAAAGCAGCTAGTCGGGCATAGCGAGGATATGGACACATACGGCACATACTCTCACTACATCGCTGGAGATGACGAACGGACAGCACAAAACCTACAAGAAATCTTTGATAGATTGGTGGACTAA